ATTCAATGCCTTCTTCGATTGACCTTGCGCCTTTTATTGCTGCATTGATGCGCGGAAATCCGTGTCGTTGCATGTAGCTAATAGTTTCGGGTCGTGAGCTGTCGGCAGTGATAAACCATTTTTCACTTTCCGGCACTCTGCGAAACAAATCTGGCAACATGTCAATCTCGCATCCAACCATGTACGCCTCATAATCCACATACAATTTGCGCCCATCAATATAGCATCTTATCAAAACGCTTGGGTCTACTGCAAATCCCCAATCCGCGCCGAATTTAAAATGTGCGTTACTGTTACTCTCAAATTCCTGAACGCTCCAATTAGTGAATACTTTTGCATTGCTGTTTGTCTCATACTCTCCGAGCCACACGTGACTGTATTTCTCATAGTCTCGTTGCCGATCATACATCATCTCATCGAGCAACACGTTGGGAAACCACGGATTGTCGCTGTAATTTGCTTTAACGACAATCGAATCACGGGGAGGACTGTCCGATCTTAGCAATGTCTCAACAGGATCGTCTTTGTAGCGAGGATTCCAAGAAAACCACAATTCACCATTGTTTTCTCGTAATGTTGGGCGCAACAATTCTAGCGAACGTGCAGACAAACTTTGCGCTTCTTCCACCCACGCAACATTAAAACCTTGCAAACTTTTGATAGAGTCTGCAGTATGATCTTGCATGCCTTGAAATATTATTACGCCCCCGTGTGGGCACTTTATCATCGTCTCTTGTACTTCGAACAAATGCCCGACGCCAAGCGCTTCTATTTTTTGCTCAATTAGTTTTTTGACGGAATGTTTGAGCGACTTTTGAACTTCGCGAACACACACAATGTCAGTTTTTTTGCTGACGCACATCTCTACGCACAACTCAGCAAAAAAGTGCGATTTGCCGCTGCCCCTGCCTCCGTAGATACCTTTGTATCTACTTGGTTTGAGCAAAGGTAAAAACACACGGGGCGTTTTAATCTGTAGTTTCATCGCTGTCACTATTTGCAGTGTCTACAATCACGCGCTCAATCGCTGTTACAGCTACTGCAACGCTACCAGCATGCTCCGCTGTTACTTTGTCGCTAAACTGTTTGTTGCGAGTCTTAGCGCGCCAGCGTTGATGAGATGCTATTTCTCGTTGACGAGCAATCATTGCCGGAGTTGCATCATCCGGTATGCTGTGCAACGCATCTAGCGCTAGCTCATCGCACGTATACGCGCTCAGCTCACGAGCAGCACGAGCACGAGCTGCTCGCTCAGGCGTAGCATTTAACCACTGCCACATTGTTGTATCGTCAACGCCGAGCGATCGCGCAATAGCGCGTTGCGACTCAGTAGCAGCGATTCGCGCACAAATAGCATCAATACCAATTTCGTCCAATTTTTTTTTCGACACATCATCCCCCTTATAATTTTGCAACTGTGTTGCGATTTGCGATTAAAACGCGCGCGCGCGGACTGACTGTGCAACTGTGTTGCGCTCTCACATTCACATTCACATCAGCATTCACATTCGCGCTCATCAGCTAATAAATTAACATGCGCGCATAAATAACACAAATCGAGAATGAGTGCAATTAAACTTTTCTATCGATGCTAGATCAGCGATAGAAAAGTTTTCCTTGATTATGCGTGCATTATGCACGATAATACTTACATCGACGCAGCAATTTTGCAGCGTAGAAAACTAGGAGAGAAAAATGACACAAACTGCACAACTCAAATTGACTAGAACTAATTTTGAATGCACTTTAAATCAATCAAGAATAATGCGTCCAAACGCTTATTCTGAATTCATATTTCATGACGCAACAGCATTCAATTACATTGAAATTAACGGCAAGGAACTATATTGCGAATATCAAACAGGACTGTACTACAGTCACAACGACTATAACTGTCCAACAAATATGTTGTCTATATATCGAGATCACTCAAACGATTTTGTTGCAGCATTAGATGCTCTAGTCGAATCTGACTTTGAAAATGAAGAGCAATTAGAGACTGCTCACGCAGCTGCTGAAGACGAATTTGGACATAAAATCTCAACAAATGAATTATTCGAAATTTATCAATTTCTAAATGATAATAACCCTGGTCACATTTGTAACATTCTTGACGAACATAGCTCAGACCCCGACGATTACATAATTGATGAAGACAACACAGCATTTATTAAATAATCAATGCTGCAATCGTATTAGTATTATATTTTATCAAATAAATGAGGTTAAAATGAATAGTAATCTATATTACAAAAAAGTAGCTGAGAGTTTGCTTAATTGTGCACGCATTGAATCGATTATTTTTTATGATGCAACAACATCAGAATCAGAAATGCACATAACAATACGTCTATCAGATAGGGAGTCTAACGACACTGCCACATTAGTATTAAATAATGTAGGCGAATGCAAGGACATAGAAATGTCAGCAAAAAAAATATCCCCATCAAACATGCAATATATTACAAATATACTCTCTGGTATTCACTCACATATTAACAATTTTGATATAAAAGAATAGGTGAAAACATGAAAAACACGCATAATGAAAATAACTATCTTATAAGCACTATCGTACGTTGCTACATGTCGATTTATAACGATGATCTACTAGATGAGCATATCAGAAATACAATACCAACAGCGATAGATATGAGACATCATTGCGTTCAAAAAGCGTGGATTTTGCGAAAGAGTCACGCAAAACAATCGCAATATTTTAGATACATGTCATTAGTACTAAAACATGCTATTGCTAGAGCAAAAAAATCGTCGAGCAATTACATTAATAAAAAAAAGGCGGATGAATGATGGGAGCAAAAACGTCAACAAACATGTTGTACGCAAGACAGCTCATGGAAAGCGGCAAAACTCAGGCGGAAGCAGCGCGACTATCGTGTCTGTCTCATAGCGCACTGAGTCGTGACCCAGTGTGTAAAAAATTGCAATTGGATCGCAAATTGGAAAAATCTATTGATGACGGAAAACGATAGAAAAGTTTTCCTTGATTGTGCGTGCATTATGCACGATAATAATCACATCGACGCAGCAATTGTGCAGCTCGAAATTATAAAAGTAGGGGGTTAAAATGCTTACACCGACATCAATATGCAACACAATGAATGCAGTTTATGAAACATTAAAAACTTGTTCAGTAGAGCAAATCAAGCAAATGAAAATAGAATCTATTAAACATTTTAGCAGTTCGGAGTATGAGCTTTTTATTCATCAATGCAATTTTGCCATAAGAAAAAAAAATTCGGGCGCGTGGAAATAATACTATCCTCCGGAAATACCGGCTAGTTGAAGAAAAGAACAGACAACTTAAATAGGAGAAATGAACATGGTAAAAATCAAATGCATTGAAGAAGCAGATTACACAAGAAATTATGTTGTCAATTTAGAAGATGGTCGTGTTGTGCTGATCCAGTTTGTGTATATTATTAACGAAGATAGCGAAATGCCAATTGTCGGAAAACTATCTGATCATGGCGATGAGGTAACACAAGAAGAGGCGATAACTATAGCAAATCTGGTAGTTGATGGCGTCAATGATCTTTTAGCATGTGAATGTCACAAATCAATCAATTAGCTTTTTTATGTTTTACTAACCAAAGGAGGTGGTGAAATGGATAAGAAACGAGCAATTGAACAGCCAAGCAAACAAGCAGTTCGTGATTGGCAACGATCACGATTAAATAGCAAAACATTCCCGACAATGGAAGAGGTTAGGCGGAAACTTGGATGGTATCTCAAAAACGGAGGGTCGCTATGAAATGCAATGACATCACAGATATTTTCTGCATTGGCTTTATATTAATATCAATCGCATTTTGCGAATGGTTTGTAGATAGTGTAGCTAAATTTTTTGGATGACAACACACAAATGGAGGCAACATGTTTAAATTAATCAAACTGTTTTTTGACTATATATTCAAAATAACAATTGACTTTAGAATAAAGAATAAGCTCATAGAGTTGTCGCAAATAGAAGATGAAATTGTAATCCTGCATGCAGAACGCAGACATATATATATGAAATGGCAAGAGTTATGTTTAAACAAGCGAAAATTGGAGGTGTCAAAATGAGGAGAGAATTATTTTTTAGCGCAATCAGCGGTGTTCTTTGCGCACTATTTTTGGTAATTTCATTTAAATTTGCGTATGAATTTGTAGATCTTTTTCTCGCTAAAACATTTAATCTGATTGCGATTTTTACGATGATTATTTATGCGTCAATCTCGCTATACTCATTTGCAATGTTTGCAATGACTGCGGTTATCGCATTTTTTGGGGATGATCAATGAATACTATCGAATATTCAGTTGCGTATCTGATGAAAGAGATCCAAACAGGCATCACCCCCAAAAGGGTCGGCAAAAAACCAACTTTTGTCAACGGGAAACGTGTCACTCCGGCATCAATTCTGATAAGCGAAAAAATGAGGCCGTACAAAACATTTACAAAAAAAGATGCCATGAATGAAACCGGGCTTGCTGATTCGTCAGTTAGATATACACTAGCATTGTTAATGCAGTCGGGAATCTTGATTGACAAAAAAGTAAAAAACAGTAAGGGGCACAATCTTTACACGTTTGTTGAGCACCCAGAATAATCTATTCTTTAAAACATAATAATGGCGCATTTGCGCCATTATTTTTACCTTGGCTTTACTGCTAAATCATCAAGCGCTTGCAAATCAAATGCATGCAAACGAAACGGGTTTCCAACGCCGTTTTCAATGCACCACTTCTGCAACGTCAAAAACCCTCCCGCCGCATATTCTTTGTAACCAGCTCGATGCGCTGCTGCTAACACTGTCAAATAGTGCACAGTAGCCGGACAATTAGTAAACCATTTTCTGATCTCCTTTTTTTCTTCCTCAGTCCATTGGTATCTTTTAGCCAACTCTTGCATGTCTCTTGAAAAATTAACCGGATATTTCAAAATTCCACCTCCTCGTAGTTTATGCCAGTTTCTGCCTTGCAATGTTTTGGTATGTCGTTACGTTCCTCTAAATATTGCAACGACGAACGGTCAAAAAACAGTCTGTACCGCCCCTCTGTTTCACCGTGCCTTTGTTTGTCTAATATCAACAGCGCATCGGGATCGTCAGGAGAATAATCATCACCCGCTCGTATCGCCGCTTCTTTCGCCTTGTTGCGCCACACTATAAAAACATTGTCAGCAAGATCAGTAATTGCGCCTGAGCCCTTGATATCAAATTTGCCAGGAACATCATTCTCTGTTTTGCCTTTTTTAATATGCAAAACTAGATGTATGTGACAGCCCGTATCTTTTGCTATTGCGCTAAGGCTGTCGATAAACAATTTTTGACCATTATAATCATCTTCTCCGAGTCCGCATTTCATAAGATTGTCAACCACAAAATGCTTAACGCCAAATTTATCTATTGAGTATCTAATAACTGCCAACATTGTTCTTGTATTGCAACTACCGACATGGTCGTATAACCATATTCTGTCATTAGTCCACTCACCAAATTTTTTGCAGTAATCAATTGGCGGATAATCTGCGCCATACGCTTGCCTTGTCATCCTAGCCATTGTAGAAACTGGTCGCATCTCTAACGACGCGATAGCGATGCGCTCGCCTTTTTCCGCTAAATGTTGCATAACATGCCCGACGATTTGCGATTTTCCGTGCCCATTGATCCCTGCCCACATTGTCAGCTCATGTGTGCGAAAATGAAAATCATAATGCGTTTTTTTCCACGGCAATCTGATTTTTGGCGCAGTGTCAGGTTTGTGAAAATAGTCAGCAACGTCATTAACCCAATTTCCCGCAGGCAAAACTCTATGCTCTGCTGGCTCGTCATTCATGTATTCAGACAAATCTATTGTGTCAGGTATTAGTTGCATACTAACTCCATGAATTGTTCATTTTGAAATTTCATCCAAGGCAAGAAATCGAGCTTGTATCTCCGTTGCGCCTTTGATAACCCAATGTCAGAAATGTTAGGAAAAGCCCAACATTCTGCGCCTCTGAACCCGTAAACATCCCAAACATACAAATGTTCGGGGTTCTCTTTTGCTATAGATAGCGCTAAATCGCGCCAAAACGAGCCAGGTTCAACGAACAGGCATAGGTTAAGGCCAACACACCACCTCCAGTCATAAACGCCTCCAATCGCCGCATAAACGGTGTGGTTAAGTTCGTTCACCTTTCCGACTAGCGAAATA